GTAGATCTCTTTGGCAATTAGGAACTCCGTTAGTGAAAAAGATGAGTGGTGTCTCTCTGGTTAATTGCTGGATGACGACAGTATCATCAGTTGATGATTTTAAATTTCTTATGGACCACTTAATGGTCGGTGGAGGTGTTGGTTTTTCTGTTGAACGATCAGTTGTTTATAAGATGCCAAAAATTAAGAAAGTTGATTTCATAAGACATGAAAAAACTAATGATGCAGATTTTATTGTTCCTGACTCACGACAGGGCTGGTCTGCTCTTTTGGGTAAGGTTCTTACAAGTTATTTTGAAACAGGAGAATCTTTTACATACAGCACGACTCTGATCAGAGGTTTTGGTGCTCCATTAAAGACTTTTGGTGGGACAGCATCTGGTCCTGAGGTTCTTATTGAAGGCATTGCTGATATATGTGCAATCTTAGATCGTAGAGTCGGTAAAGACATGCGCTCAGTTGATGCGCTTGATATTGCAAATATCATCGGAAAGATAGTTGTAGCCGGCTCAGCAAGGAGATCAGCACAGATTGCTATCGGAGACCCAGATGACATTTTATTTTTGAGAGCAAAGAATTGGGGTCGGGGGGATATTCCCGGCTGGAGAGCAAATTCCAATAACTCCATCTTCGCAGATTCATATGATGAAATGATTGATGAATTCTGGAAAGGATATGACGGATCTGGTGAACCTTATGGGCTTATCAATAGAAAGTTAATGAGAAAGTTTGGTCGTCTTGGAGAAAAGGTCAATGATAGTAAGGTGATTGGAACCAATCCTTGTGGTGAAATTGGTCTTGAAGACGGTGAGCCTTGCAATCTAGCAGAAATATTCCTTCCAAATATTTCATCTAAACAAGAATTAATTGATATTAGTAAACTTCTTTACAAGACACAGAAGGCAATCACAACTCTTTTTTATCCATATAAGAAGAGTCGTGATGTTATTGCAAGAAATCGCCGCCTCGGTCAAGGAATTACGGGCTGGCTTCAGGCTACTGAAGAGCAATTGTCATGGGTTTCGGATTGTTATTTAGATTTGAAAGAATTTGATAAAGAATGGTCAAATACTAATAATATTAATGCATCAATCAAATTAACAACTGTTAAACCAAGTGGAACACTCAGCCTTCTTGCTGGCGTAACTCCAGGAATTCACCCTGCTTATGCTAAATATTATATTAGACGAGTAAGAATGGGTAGTAATGATCCTCTTGTTAACTATTGTCGTCAAAAGGGATACGATGTTCAATTTGATATTGGAATTGATGGAAAAGAAAATCATGGAATTTGTGTCGTTTCCTTCCCCTGCGAGACACCAGAGCATGCGACATTAGCATCGGAACTTACCGCAATTGATCAACTTGAATGGGTCGTAAAAGCACAGTCTATCTGGGCAGATAATAATGTCTCTGTAACTGTTTATTACAAAAAAGATGAACTAAATGATATAAAAGAATGGTTATCAAAGAATTATAATAATAAAATTAAGTCTGTGTCCTTTTTACTTCATAGTGAGCATGGATTTGCACTTGCTCCATATGAAGAAATTACAAAAGATGCATATTTAAAAAAGAAAGCAAAGATAAAAGATGATATTGTCTTTGTTGATTCTACAAATTCTCTTTCTATAGAGAGTTTGGAATGCGAAGGCGGAGCCTGTCCTATCAAGTAATAAATACTTCAACAGTGCGATTGGGAAAAAGCGTACAGAACATGTACGCTTTTTTCTATTATCCATGCTTTTTTATCAGTTATGGTGTATGATATCTTGAATGACCGGAGATTTTATTAAGGACAAGAAACTTTGGATACCCGAAAGGGCGTATGGTGTATGTATCTGGATTATGCCAGATGGAAGACCGCTATCCGATGGTGACGGTGTGCTCTCAGCGGAGGGCGCTATGCACGATCCTGCTGTTGAAAAGAGAGTTACAGAGGCTGTTAAGTATTGGACTGGCTCAACAGAAGGCTATCCAGCCTGGATTGCTGGGGCTAGAAAAATAACCCCTTCTGAACTAGATGATCAAAAGGAAAGACTGGCTAATGGTCTTACTCCTGATCCATATGAGGATCTATTAGATCAAAATATTAGAGGACGATGAAATGGTTTTAAGTCATGTTGTTGATGACCATATTGATGGCATTGAAATTGATGAAGCAGAATATTTTCAAGTTTTATCAAAATTAGAAAATTCTGATCCATTCTTAAAAATTAAGACAGAGAATCTTTCTCCCAAGATGAAGAGAAGGTTCTATGCTCTACAAAAGAAATATAGTGGTAATCCTGATACAGTAGGAACAAAATATCTTGATCCAGAACAACTAACTGGATATTCTTTATACGATATAGTAACTCCTCCATATGATCATGAAACACTAGCTGGCTTATATGATCAAAGTGCTATACATAACGCAGCAGTTAATGCTAGAGTTATGAATACTGTTGGACTTGGTTTTGAATTTGTTGAGAATACCAAAGCAAGAAGAAAGCTTGAAAAAGCTCAAGGTAATGAAAATCGCCTAAATAGGGTTAGGCAATTACTTCATGATGAAAAAGAACGACTTGATGATATTTTTGAAGAATTAAATGACGAAGAAACATTTATAGAAACTATGATTAAGGTATGGTTAGATGTTTTAACAACTGGAAATGGCTACCTTGAAATAGGTAGAAGTGTTAATGGTGAAATTGGATACATCGGTCATGTACCAGCGATTTATACAAGAGTTAGAAGAAAAAGAGATGGCTTTGTGCAGCTTGCAAAGACCAATAAGATTCAAGCAGTATTCTTTAGAAATTATAAAGATACTGAAACAGAAGATCCAATTAATAATGATCCAAATCCAAATGAGATGATTCATTTCAAAGTATATTCTCCTAATAATACATATTATGGAATTCCCGCATCTGTATCTGCAGCTGCGGCAATAGTTGGAGATAAATACGCCAAAGAATATAATATTGATTACTTTGAAAACAAAGCGATTCCTAGATATGCAATTATTCTTAAGGGTGCAAAATTAAGTGCAAAATCAAAACAGGAACTTATTAACTACTTTAGAAATGAAGTAAAAGGTCGAAATCACGGAACACTTGTCATTCCAATTCCTTCGTCTATTGGATCTGATGCCGATATTAAGTTTGAAAAACTTGAAGCCGGCGTTCAAGATGCCTCTTTTGATAAGTTTAGAAAATCAAATAGAGATGAAATTTTAGTTGCCAATAGAGTTCCTGCTCCAAAGGTTGGAGTCTATGATAATGCAAACTTGGCTGTCTCAAGAGATGCTGATAAGACATTTAAGACACAGGTTATTGGTCCAGATCAAACAATTATTGAAAAGAGAATCAATAAGATTGTTGCTGAGTTCACAGATTTGCTTACGTTAAGATTTAAGAAGATTGACCTTGTTGATGAAGACATCCAGTCAAGAATCTTTGATAGATATCTTAGAACTGAAGTTGTTACTCCTAATGAGGTTAGAAGTGAACTTGGAATGCCTGAAAGAATGGATGGCGATGATCCGCTTCCTTTCCCAACAAAGATTAAAAAAGATGGTCCCGGCGCTCCTCCGATGAATAGTAATAATCAAAGCGATAGCCCGCCCAATGCGCGTGCTGATTCGCCTGGAGGAAGCACAGATCCAAGATCTGTTGGCGACCAAGCAGAAAGAGGTCAGAATCAAGATTCTGGCGACAATAGAGATAATAGTTCTAATTAAGGAGAGTATTTATGGCTGAAGGACAAACCATGGTATTTTCAATGCCAGATGTTACAAGTGCAGATGGTCGTGTATCTATTGGAAGACACACATCGCAAATTGCATTTATGAATCAAAGTTCTGATTTCGTAGAGATAAAATTAAATGATAAATATACAATAAAAATAGGCCATGGCCAACAAGAGGCTCATTTTTATAATACAATAGATGGTGATTATGTTAGTTTTCAAGTACTAACAGCAAATACGACATTATCTATGTATGCTTTAGGATAGGAGGTTTATATGCACGGAAGTTTAGTTTATTCAAATACCGCTATCAATAGCACTCATGGTGTTGTCAATTTTGGATACCATACTCATAAAATTTATGTACATAATAAAAACTCTACTACAAATGCAGAAATTAAATTAAATGGTAAATATGTTATACATGTTCATCATACCCCAAATCAAGCAGTTGGAATCTATATGGAGATTCCAGGAGACTATACTACAATTGAAGTTTTAACTGCCGGTGTTGATATTGCTGTAATGGCGATAGGGTAATTTGTATTTTTAATAAATTAGGTTTAAAATATTAGGATATGGAAGAATTTAATATATCGTTCCCAATCTCTTTTGTCAAGAAAGAAGAAAGAGTCGTA